TGATTGATGGTTGCGGCGGTAGCGTCGGTAAGGTCAGCTGTAAAGTTATTCACATTGAGGCTGACGGTTTCGTCTCCTCCAGGAGGCCAACCTACGGCACCTGCCGTAGTGGTGAAGTCGCGTTGGGCTGTGCCGTCCGTGAAATCGTCGTCTGTTGCGGCACGAATGATAGGTGCGGATGTGCCGAGTGGAATTGATACTGCGCCATTGTCCGATTTCTGGGGCCAAGGGAGTGAACTGGTAAAGTAGTCGTGTCGCTTGCCGCGTTTGAATAATTGGGCATTTGATGGAAGGTCGGGGCCATCGTTTTTGGTGAATGCTTTAGACGCTTGTAGATTCTGGTCGCGGAACCATTCGTTATAAATTAGCGCGTATGCTCTGAATGGTAATGCGCTTGTTTGTATGTCTACGTCAGTGGGTAGTCCGAAGAAGTCTCCGAGTGATCCCACTGTCCAGCCGCCGGCTGGTGATGGTATTTGAGGTACCTGGTAGTCGGTTGAATCGTCCGGATTGGTTTGTTCTCCATTGAATTTCTGCCAGTTTTGCCAGACTTGCCTGACGGGCACTTCGAAGAAGAATGTCTGGAAGTGCATGTTGTCCATGATTGGGACTATTGGAGTATTTAGCCGGGCGAAGAAGGCTGCGTTCATTTTGAACGTGTCTCCTGGTAGTGCTTCGTCGTAGAAGATCGGGAACAAGTCGCCTGCGTCGAATGTTGTTTTAAACCCGTTTGACCGGTCGAATGATGAACGACCGATTTGTGGTGCGGGTACTTTTGCGAAGTCGTGCTGAGATACGGATTGCATTTTTATTTCTCCAGTAGAGTGTGGCCAGTGGCGACGGATGATATTTTGTCTTGGACGATTGTGCCAGTGTCATCGTCGAATGTTCCGACCAGGAACAGGGTGTAGTCTTCAGGGTGCTTTCCGAACTGGTGACCGGGGTCATTGCAGCAGTCGGAAAAGGTACGGATTGCACGTCCTTCTGCATGGTCATAGAATGGGGGCGTGTGTGTTTCTGATTTTGAATCGAATACTGAGTACATTTTGTGAATCATTGGTTTTCGTAGCTCCTAGATAGTTGTTTAAACTTCAGATGTTTTAGATGCTCCCGAACGGCTAGGCGTTCGGGGGTGGTTTCTTCCTTGAATTTCGCTGCTTTTTTCTTCCGTAATTTTTTGATGGTCTCCAGGTCTTCGCCTCGGAGCTCCATGATTTTGTCGTAGTAACGTGGAACTTTGATTTTCTTGCCGCGGTGTATGATGAAGTCGGATGGATAGACATCCGTTTCGTATTTCTCGAGCCAGTCAGCACCGATTCCTGGTTTTAATGACATGGCTGTATATTCTGGCTCTAACGTAATGAGGTTTCCTGTATGTGCGCAAGTAGTCTGATAATGCTGATTAGCTTGATCTCCGGTTATTTTTTTTGTGATGTATCTGGCGGTATAAGCGGCTGTTTCGAAAGTGACATCGCCGAGCGTTGTGTATCCTTTCCCCCAGATATCATCGAGTGTCGCTGAGTTGTAGAGAATAATTCCCTCTGATTCGCGGATCGGGTCTTTGTCGGGGAAGTCGACCCCGAACAAGCATGCATGATAATGGGGACGGGACAAGTTCTCCCCATATTCGCCAGCCATAAAATACCTGATTGTCTGCGGATATAAGTGTTTGCGTAGTCGCTTGATAAATTTCTGGAAGTGTGATTTGCATAGTGATCCATCCCAGGGAAGGTGCTCGGGCGCATACGTCAGAGTGATAAAAGAATTCTGTGGATGTAATTGTGCCTCGTGTACGCAGCGTGTAGCCCACACTAAACTGCGATCCAGTTTGCAACCGATACACTGATTGCACGGTAGGGTCAGGCGTGTAGTCGTTTGCGGGGATTTTACGAAGGCAATCTTTTTCTTGCCGGATGAAGTGTTTTCGGTAGTTCGCCAAGCTGTTAATGGTTTGTAGCATGGCATAGCGGTTTTGCCTCCTCATATGGCGTGGAAGATTATGAATAACGCCACAATGAGGAAGGCGAGTAGCAGAGTTGAGTGGGCTGTTTCAGATTTCCGGTGAGCCGGAATTTTAACTGTAGTGAGCCCTGCACTAGAGATTACAGTCGGCCGCCGCCGCGCATGGCGGTGCGTGGGCCTAGGTTTTTCTTGTGAACGCGGGTTCCCCGATTGAAAGTTTTTCGGGACGCGCGTCTGCTGAGGTTTTGTCGTTTCATTTTTCATGCTCCGAATGTTAGTTGATGGGTGATTTGTCACCCAGTGGTGATATAGATTATTAGCTTCTATCGATAGAAGCAATTGTTATAAGGGAGTCCTCCCTTATTGCGGTGACTTTTGGGGTTTTGGTGTCACCTAGCACAGTTACATCAAGATAGGGAACTGTGCTTTGGATGATGTCGCCTCTCGAAACAAGTTCGAGACGCTCGTATCATCTTGATTTAAAGTTACATTTAGGAAGATAGAGAGGATTTTTTCTTTTAGAAAGAGAGAGGCCCCCATAGTGGAGGCCTCTTTTTTTGTTTTAACAGGGTGGTAGTCCTTAATTCGAGTCCTCCGCTGTCGTTGTCTCAGGGGCTACCGTACCCTTGGTTTCTGGTTTTGAGGCCTCTGGGGGGCTCTGAGGGGCTTTCGCAAGCCCTAGTTCGCGCATTTTGTCGAGGTTGTCCGGATTTTGAACAAATTCTAGGAATTTTTCCGGGTTGTTCTCGAATTGAGCGCGGATTGTTGATGGTAGTTCTTCGAACATTGATTCTGCGTCCGCAACGATGTTTAGCGCGTCGTGATAGTCGATCGCGGGTATGTCCATGTATTGCGGCGCGTGTTTGGCGTAGTGATTGATTAATCCAGTGCGCTGGAATTTCGCCATGATTTTGTTGATGTTGCATTCGTCGCGGAATGATTGCTTGGTCATTCCTTCTTTTTGATCGAATTTAATTGCGTGGGGACGTTTCATTTTTTAGATCTCCATGATTTGTTGATTTTGGTTTGCTCGGATTCGTCCTTCCATGGGAAGGGATGAGCCGAGCCTTTGAACCTGGTTGATGATTGTTTTGAGGTTCCACCAGGAGGGGGTTTTGAAGTCGCGTTTTCCCAGTCGATGATTCCGAGTGATTCGAGCTTTTTTGCCGAGTTGGCTACGACCTCTTTTGCTTTGCCGGGTGGAACGCCGGCTGATTGCAAGGTCGATAGCATTTTTTCGACTGGATTGGTTTCTGCGACTGTTTTTGCGGTGGTTGCCTCGATGTTTCGAGTGGTTGCCACTTGCTGAGCAGCTTGAGTGGCGCCGGTAACAGCGGCCGAGCCGATGTTTTGTGGTGTGCCCATTGCTCCACCGGGTGTGGAGGCTCCGCTCCCTCCGGAAGCGAGTATGGGATTGAGGCCGGCGGCTTTCAGATCAGCGACTTGGCGCTGGTGAGCAGTATTTGACATTCGCTCTTGAAAGTTGCGTTGACGCCGGGCCTCTTTTTTTGAGGCTGACGATTGTTTTGATGCGCCCCAAGCTGAGGCGAGGCCGCCGACTACGGCGGCTCCTATTAGTCCCGGCATGGTCGTTCCTCCCGCATTTGCATCATATGATTAGCAACGTCGAATGCTTTTTCGACGGCGTCGTATGATGAGTTTTTAGTTCCCGGATGTAGGAACATTGCACAGGCTTGTGCAAAGTAGATATCCCAGATATCGATTTCCATGGCTAGATCCTTGTAAGGCCGGGAATGCCGTACATCGGCATGGGTCTGGCGCATTTGAGATTAAAGTATGCGTCCAGTTTGAATTGTGGTTCGTCGGGTGTGGCCACCACGCGATCCACTGGTGGATTTTCTTGGATGAAGGCATCGCTAAGCACCGGTAGGTTTGCGAAGTCTTGCGAGAGATGCCAGTAGTCCAGTGTCTGTGGGTCTGTTGAACGGAACTTGCCGGTAATCAATGATGGTTTGTAACGGTATTCGGCGAATCGTTCCTGATATCCGAATACTTCATTGTCCGCGGCTGTTCCTTGGGCGTAGATTTCTTTGTTGAGTACTTCCTGCTCGCCGATTGTGCTGAGTTCGGGCCAGTAGAAGTCGAACCGTGTTTGTCGAGACCATGAGCGCTCGATGCCTCGCTGATAGGTTAAGTCTGCGTATACGCAGGCTAGGCCGATGATGATGGTGTGTTCGGTGAATGATTTGGTGAAACCGTGATTGTTAGCCGAGAGCGTGCCGATTGCGGCGAGGTTCGCTTGCGGTGTTACGGTTTCCGATGTTGCTTGGGTTTGTGCGACTGGTGAGATATTAATTGCGGTTTTTCCGCCGCCCAGGTACCCGGGGCGTTGCAGTCGCAGGTCTGGTGATGTTACGCCGAAATGACTTTTCAGTATTTCGATGTAGCGTGTTCCGCCTCTGGCGTCTTTTTCAAAGAGCCGTTGAACGGCGATTGATTGACGAAGTTGATTGATGGTTGCGGCGGTAGCGTCGGTAAGGTCAGCTGTAAAGTTATTCACATTGAGGCTGACGGTTTCGTCTCC